ATGAGAGGTGCTGACTTTGAGAGATACCTCTCCCGACTTGACGAAGAAATGTCCTTGGGGATTTTCACTCCCGTTTTGCTTTTCCGAACTGCTGACGTTGGCTCTTACAACCTCGGGGTCGGCCACATGCAACTTTTCATGTGGATGCTTAACGCATTGGCAGGTGATCTCAAGGAGTACATCGACAAATACGTTGTGCTCCGATTGAAGGAGTATAACTATGGAATCAATGCTCCGAAGGCTGAATGGCAATTCCGCAAGATGGGCAAAGAGAATGTTGATACCGTTCGAGCAGTTCTTACTGAATTGGTGCGGAACAACCAGGCGATGCCGGATTTGGATGAGCTTGGATTGATTGCCGGATTGACGCTGGAAGAGATTAAGCAGGTTACGGTGCCGCCGGATGCTCTTCCAGTCGATCCGAATGCTCCACCGGCCCCCAACGGCGACCGTCCAGAGGGCGAAAATCGACCGGCCAGAACTCGACCTTCTACTCGTCCTGGTAACAAGCCTCGAGGGACTGGACAACCTCGTGCAACCACAAAGGCCATCTCTTCTCGCATCAAAACCCAGGTTGAGAAAGCTTGGCGGGAGAAGACGTTTGGCAGGGATTTTCAACCGACCTTAGGATACCGGAGACGCTTCGAAGAGTCGCTGAAGGCTGAAGGTGTAAGTGCTGGTTCTGCCCTCGAGATTACTGAGGACTTTTACACCAGGGTTCAGGCTTGGATGGATGATGTGATCGGGCTCGGTATGGGTGAATACAGCGGTCCCGATGACTTCATGCTGCTCTTTGATCGTCTTTTGGATACGGAGGTCGAATCACTCTGTGGCTGAGTTAAAGGGTGACGAAACGCTATCAGTAAGATGTTTTTGTTCTCGTCACCCTTTGCTTGCTGTATGTGGCCGTGAGGTTGGATCAGGTGAGCCTTTCATCCATGTTAAGTCATGGAAAAGTCAAAGGCTCTATACCGAAGTAGTAGTTACTTCTGGTACCGTGCATATCCGGTGTCGAGAATGCCTGCGCTGGCACATCATTAGTATAAAACAAATGAAGGTCGAAGTAAGACCTGGACAGTTGCCAGTATCAATCGTTTTGTAGTTTTCCCGTCAGTGATCCTTGATATGCCCCCCTGCTCCTGATGTATGTTTCTCGTGAAGGGGAAATTAGATGACAACAGCGCTCGGTCAGAAGTTTCAGGGGTTCACGATAGCCACCGGGCTGAGCTATGCTGATGCTTCCGTTTACAAGAAGAACGACGGAACCGGCAAGATTGTGGACCTCAAGATTTTCAAGTCTGGTACCTTCAAGGATTCGATGGGATTTCAGCGGACTTGGGAATCTGAACATCTTGAGCAGATGGTTTTCAATTATACTCTGCTCAAGAACCGTGGCATTTTCCCCAACGTTCCTGTGCGTGAAGGTCACGCAGGTATTTTCGGAAGTGGCGGTTCTGTTCAGGGTTGGTTCGATGCAATGCGTCACGAAGGCGAGTTTCTCGTCGCCGACCTTCTTATTACTGAGCCGGATGCGCTCGGCAAGTGGGAGCGTGGCACTTTTCGTGGTCGGTCCCTTGAAGTGGGTATGTATGAGACGAATGATGAGTCTACATACTGGCCCGTTGTGATGGGACTGGCTTTCGTGGATATCCCTGCAGTTGAGGGACTGTATAACAAGCAAACGGCGGACCCGCCGAACAAAGACAAGAAGTCCACGTTCCACTTCTCGCAAGTACTGCTGGATGATAAGGAGATTACTGTGGAAGGTGATCAGAACCCGCAGCCGCCTGCGCCTACGCCTCCGGCCCCGGCTCCCGCCCCGGCCCCGGCCCCGCCGCAGCCTCCTGCTCCTGCACCGGCCCCGCCTACCCCCCCTGCCCCGGCACCTGCCCCGGCACCGGAATCGACGGCCCCGGCCCCTCAGCAGCATTCGATGTTCAAGATCAACGGCCAAGACGTTCAGGACGTTGCAGCCGTTCAGACCCACATCACTTCGCTCGAAAGCTTCGTCAAGGAGACTCGGGACCTGAACCGCAAGAACTTTGTTTCGGGTCTGGTGACTGGGAACAAGATTCTGGCATCACAGAAGGAAGGGTTGGAAGCGTTGGTGCTGACGATGACCGACTCGCAGTATGAGGCGTTCACCAAGCTGCACGTTGATACTCCTCCGCTTCCTCTTCTGGGTAACCACGGTGACCAGAGCGGTGGTCAGACGCCTCCCGCAACCGGTAGTGGCTTTACCGGCGGCAAGAGCACTCCCGAGGAGCAGAAGGAAGTTCTCGAAGAGACGCTGGCTATGCACAAGCGTGCCGGTATGTCTGAAGAGAACATCCAGAAGACCGATTCCTACAAGAAGCTTCAAGCGCTTCAGACGGCTCGTTAAGGAGACAACATGCCTGCTTTCGCAAAGGGCGGCACGTCACTTACTCCGTTCGGGCGCAACCAGTACCTTCGTTCGACTCGGGACGTTAAGTTCGAGTCGTACACCTGTGCTGCTGCGAGTGTGCCCGCTCGGACGATTGACGGTAACGCCGGTCAGAAGATTCTCAAGCCGGGAACTGTCATGGCGAAGATCACGTCTGGCGCTGATGCAGGCAAGATCGGACCCTTTAGTGCTGCAGCTACGGACGGTCGTGAAACGCTGGCGAACATCGTTGGCCTCAACGACACTTTCCTTCCGTGGCAGTTGATCGAGCATGACACTGAAGTCGCTGTGGTGTATGAATGCACAGCGGTTCAGGCATGGTGCCTTGAGTTGGACGGTGCTTCCGCCGAGATTGTCCTGACCAACACGACTGCAGATGCTATGCGGGGCGTGAAGGGTATGGACATTCACTTCAAGTAAAGTCAGGAGATCACGCCGATGCCTACGAATCTTCCTCTGGACCGTTTGGTTCGTAAGGAAGTCGCCCTTGGCGTCATCCGTGAGCTTGTCCCGCCGACCACTCATATTGGTCTGCAGGTCGTGGCTCCCTGGCTGAACGTAGAGTCCGACGACGTGATCTTCGATTACGCCAAGGGCCTTACCGACGGCTTGGCTCCCGCTCGTGCGGAAGACGCTGAATCTGAGCTTGCTCAGAAGGACGACTACTTTGTGACCCAGGGACGGGCTTCCTTGATTGACTGGTCCCTGAAGGATCACTACACTGCTTCTGATGTGTCTCGCTACCGTGAGGCACTCCTGATTGCTGAGCAGACTCGGGACACGCTTTCGCTTCCGCTCACGATCAACTCCATTACCGAGGGCTGGGCGAACAAGGTTGCCCGAGACACGGCGCTCCGTCGTCGCAAGTTGGACAACCGGATCGAATGGCTCATTATGACTGCGCTTGAACTGGGTATCATCGCTTACAACGATGGCAAGATCAAGTTCAGCGTGGACTACGGCCGACCGGCTAACCAACATGACGAGGCGCCTCCTGGCGGCTTGTGGTCGCTGACAACCTCGGACCCGATCAGGGATATCACTGCTATGCAGCAGGTGATGTTCGACCTGTATGGAGTTCACATGGATCGGGCGATTACTTCTCGCCGGGTGCTGAACTCCATCATGAACTCGGACAAGTTCATCGCTCGATCGGGTTTGGCTCCGTCTCCAGTTGCCGGTGGTACGCCAGTCAACCCCTTCTATCTGATTGATGGTTGGGGACCGCAGGCAGCCGTGGACGTGGTGGCACGAGCAACTGGCGTGACCTTCCTTGAGTACGATTCAGTTTATCGGACTCGTCCGGTCGGTTCCACCACCGTGACCAACAACCGGTTCCTTTCAGACAACAAGGTGTTCTTCCTGCCCAACGAGGCTGACGTCGATCAGTTCGACGAGACTCAGATTGGGTTCGCCAAGACACTGAGTTCTCCTCACCCCGAAGGCGGCTGGACTGCTGGATTCTACGAGTGGGAGATGGAGACTAAGGACCCCTGGGGTCACGATATGGGTGCGGGAGTTAAGGCCTTCCCGGTGTTCCCCCACATGGACCTTACCTACACGATGACGGTGCTGTGATGGCTAAGAAGAGTGGGGGCGGGGGAGTTACTCGTCAGGGTGGTCCTGCATACAAGCCCAAGGGGAGCGGAGCGCAGATCAAGCCTCCGCTCATGAAGACCGCTAGCGGTAAGCCTTGGAGGGCAAAGACTCCCAAGCGAGTTGCTGATCGGACGGCATCCGGCAAGGTTGACACTGGTGGTGGAAAGAAGGTGGACAACTGATGGCTGAGGAAGAGGAAGTACAGTTCACGAAGCCGAACGTTCTTCTCGATCTGGAACGCCGTCAGGAGGAGGAACGAGCAAAGGAAGCTGGCGAAGAGCCTCCTCCGGACGAAAATGCTCGTGTCTGGCAAGTCGAGGACAATGAGACTGACGCTTTCATTGGCGTCGATCCGGAGTACCAGAACTATGCTGACGAGACTCACAAGCCTTTCATGGCTGAAGAGGGTGCCGAGCAAGTCAGCGAGGAAAGGGTCGTCGAGTATTTGAACTCGCCCAAGGAAGGCGTTGTTACTGAGCCCGAGGAAGAGGAAGTTACTCCGAAGCCTCGTCGGCAGCGTTCAGAACCTGTGCGGGAACCAGCACCGGAGTAACGGATGACGTATAGCACGGTAGACGATCTTCTGACTGGTGATCTTCTCATCAGTCAGAAGGTTGACAAGCAGAAGTTCGTACAGGATGCAGCGGACGAGATGGATTCTAAGCTGGGTTTCCTGTACGAGCTTCCGCTTGCTCCGTGTGTAACTGATCCGCCGCCGGCAGTTCCAGCAACTTTGGAACCGCACGAGATTCTGCTTCTTAAGGGAATCAACAACAAGCTGGCTTCTGGTAGGTTGATTCTTACTTTGGATATCGCTGGCGAGGAGACGGTGCTGCACGCTTATGGTCTTCGGCTTATCACCGAAGCCATGAATGACTTGATGTTGGTTGCAAACGGGAATGTCCTGTTGTCTGCTTGTCGTCAGGAGATGGTTGCGGGGCTTCGGTCTAATCGGACTCCGCTTTGCGTCAATCGGGACGAGGAATCCGCTCAAGATATGTTCGAGTCTGCTGTAATGCGTCGTGGCGAAACGGCTGTTTGGCAGCCTGGTGAAGCTGCTGATGAAGCGCTGTATGCTGACTCGTACAGTCCTAATTCAGGGACTCTATATGGCGGGTAAAGTTGTAGTCGATATTGACGTTCAAGCGTTCGATGTTAACCGCATGATTGAGCGAACGCTGAATGCGCTTTCTGGAATACGATTGGAGGGATTTCTTAAGGGTCCAGCGCATGAATATCTCGAAAATGAGATTGTTCAGCGGTTTGCTTACGAAGG